TCCAAGCTCACGTATAATATCTTGTTTCTCTTTTTCTTTTTTTTTTCTAACATCCTCAAGTTTGTCGAGATCCACCTTAAATCCACGAGCATATATCTTACATAAACATACAGCCACCATGTTTGTGTGTGTAACAGTATCAAATAGATCGCTGTCACCATTCATAAACCTGTGATGTATCTGATCAGCGAGACTAAACGTAGCTCGTAGATCGTGCAATAGGTATTCCTTTAACTCGTCATGTGGTATGTCAGATACAGATGTGCCACTCTTAAAATATTCTTTGAGTGTGTCCTGCTTCTTTGTATCTAGGTTGTATCGTTCTGCACACTGCTCTAAAGACAGAGGTTGTTTCTGTCCACGCTGTAGCACATACTCACCTAGCATAGTATCAAATACAATACCGTCATACTTGAAACCTGACTCCCACAGCCAGATCAAATCGTGTGCTACGTTGTGACACACAAGCACAGTAGTTTTATCTAGTTGCTCCTGCACTATATTGAAACCATTGGGAGTCGATGGCTCAGTTGAATGCTCAAACGTGACTACTCTTTCCCAGTTGTCCGTCTTCATGCCTACCATAACTAGGCAATTGTCAGGTTCAAACGGATCAAGGTGTAGCTTGTCACCACGTCTGGTTACATTGTTCTCTACATCTAATATTAATCTCATCAGTTCTGTATCCTTTTTATAAAATCTATCCAAGGTATCAATTCATTTTGATCTGCAAACATGCAAGGAAATCTAAACTGTTTTCTATGCACCATAGGCTTGCTGTGTAAATCGTCTGCTGATATAACTCCCTTGCAGTCTGCTTGAACCGTATCATCCAATTCTTTTACTACATAAAATACATAGTAGTCAACAGATTTATTTACTTTATCTATCCACAGCACTCCATGTTCATGGTGAGTAGACTTTACATCAAACTTTTTATTATCAAATATTACATCACCTAAATCATTACCACTCTCTTTTGTATTACAAATAGGTGAGAGTACTTGCTCTGGATAATTATTAGTCATCTTAGCAAACGCTAACTCAGCGTACATACCAATCCTGTCTGCAAAATAGTTATCCTTACTTGTACCCATCTTTCTAAGATGTGCATTTCTAGCTCTAGCTCTATCAAATCTGCCTTTGCTGAGAAACTCTACCATATCTTTTTCACCACTATTTAATATTGTTGTGTCAATCATGCTGTGTACCTCGCTGTCTTGTAGTCTAGCTCACAGACAATCTTGCCATGCCAACCAGACAGTTTGTTTTTCACTACGTTAATGTGTCGTTGTGGAGAAGCTTCATCTTCGCCTTCGACTTCAGGGTTCTTGGCAAGCAGTAACATCAGATCAGCTTCGGCAGCCTTACCTGTTCTACTACCTTCCATCATGGCTTGGTTAAGTATAACCTTGCCCTCTGCTTCGGCAGATAGCTGTGACATGTAGAACACGGCACAACCATACTGCTTTGCAATGGTACGAGCATGGATAGCATTTGCTTTCAGAGCTTCGTCCTGTCGGGCAAACCCTGCTGTCTTGGCAAACTTGTCACCCATATCTAGCACCATCACGTCAGGCTTGTATGACTTAGCTACACTCTCGACCCATGCCATGTCACGACCTGTGCAGTCATACAGCTTGATGTTCTTTCTTACTGCATCATACCTCTCGTTAGCTAACCTAGGATCTTCTTTTATCTGATACTGATCCATGTTGGAACTAGCAGTGAGATAACGAATACCAACTCTGTGTACTGCTTCTTCGTTACATAAGATAATACATCTAGCACCCTGTCGGGCAAAACCATTCTCACCTGCAATCATAGATGCATGGAAAGATGTCTTACCTGTGTTGGGTCTAGCTCCAACTTCTATCAGATGTCCTTCGTTGACACCTTCTATCTTACGAGTCAGGCTAGGTATGTTGAATGTCCAACGTGCTTCCAAGTCATTCTTGGCAAGCAGATTGTCAATAGATATATCTGCCCACTCTACATTGAGTGCAGGTATAAAGTCATCGTTGTATCTCTCCAACAGATTACGCAAAGGTTCAAGGCTAGTCTGTGAACCATTCACATAATCAAAGCCAAGGTTAGCTATCTCCTCACCAATCACCTGTTGAAATAGCTTAGACAATACCTCTTGTGCTACGTCTTTGCCAAGTGGTGACTCCTTCTTAACACGTAAGAACAGATCACTAAAGGCTTGCTTCTGTGCTGTAGTCATGGTTGGATTACCTGACATGAACAGTGCTTCTACCTCATCAGGTGTGACAGTCCTGTTGTATCTCTGCATGGCATAGTCCACAGATGTTTTAATCTTACGCAGATCTTTACCAAATAACTTATCGGGACACTTGATACCTCTATGGTCATCATAGAAGTCCTTGTCCATTAAACTACGAATTAATGCTGTTTCCATTTATTTGTTCTCCTATTGCTGTTAGTTTTTCAATGTCGTTAGGATGTTTATACTTCAGATCGTCAGTCAATCGTAATACTCGTACATCTTTTACAATACTCTTCAAATCTTTAAAAAAGTCCATAGCTTTGGGTAGTGCGTCAGGGTCTAGAGCTATGATAGCTGAAGAGAACTGTGACAGATACCTCTTGTGTATGTCTGACAGTGACGTGCCTAACACAGCAACCCCAACATACACGTCACTACCTACAATAACGGCACTGACACAATCCTCAACAACTACAGCGACTTTACCACAACCTGCTGTATATGGCAAGCCACTATTCCCATATTTTTTCCATTTAGGCAAACTATTTCTAAGACTTCGCCCAACTGCGTCCACAACTACACCGTCCTGCATGATAGGAAACACAGCACGATTGTCCTTTACGTCATGGTACAGTCCACCCATCAAGTCAAACCTCTCCATGAATCTAGTAAGGTCTGGCTGCCCTCTGTATGGCACAACGTATTCAGGCATAACGAATCCCTCTTGTGCTTTCTCCTTTCGTTCAATAGCCTGACGTATATCGTTGACTGACATATGCACAGGCTTAGATCCTGAGATATTGCATGACGCTTTGTAACAGTTCCACAATAGTCTGCCCATGTTATTCGTAGCAGTGAACGTCTTGTAACCACCACACTCAGGACAGTCTAACCTTTTAGTTTCACCATTAGATAGCTCTTCTATATTATTAAGTATACTATATAAGTTATACATTATATTTACTCCTTGTCATGAGAGCATTCTTTGCACTCTCAAATGTGTGCTTCATGTAAGGCTTGACCGATTGTACGTTGGCATGACCTGTGACAGACATAAGCTGACCCATTGGGACTCCACTGTCAATCATTTCTGTCACTCCTGTCCGTCTGAGATCCATCAAGCGTAGCTCGTCAGGCAGTCCAGATTGCTTCATGACACGTCTTCCTATCTTCGATACACCTTCCAAGCTGTAAGGGTTGTACTTGCCCTGTATAGGCTTTACATTCGGTGCTACGTACTGTTGAAAGCCAAAGTCTGCCTTCTGTTGTAACAGCATCTCGTATAGCTCGTCACCTATGGGCAGGAACACCTTAGATCTACGCTTGGATTGCTCCAAGTTTAGCTGTCCCTTGTCCATGTCAACTGTGTCCCATGTTAACAGTCTCATATCACCTATTCTCTGACACCATTCGTATGCCATGTGGACTATCAGTCCTATACTTCTGTACTCGTACTTGTCATAGGCAAAGTCAAGAAATTGACGCACCTGTTCCTTCGCCCACACTACACGTCTAGGCTGTGTAGACTTGCGTCTGATAGCAGAGAAAGGATTATGATTACCATACTCCATCTCTGTTGCATAGTTGTAGATCCTAGATGCTACACTACACACATGGTTGGCAAAAGATACACCTCTTCTCACCCAAACCTCATAAGTTCGCTTGGCTAACCTACTAGATATAGTGTGCCACTTCTTTTCACCAAGACTATCACATAATACTCGTATAAAGTATATGTAATCAGCCTTGGTAGACTCTCTTAAAGCATTGAAATCATTAGATAAAAGATAGATGTCACAAAGTTCTGACAACTTAGTAGATCTGGTAACTGATAAATCCATCAGTTTACTTTGTCTATACTCATCAACGATCTTGTTCAGATAATCTGCGATCTTCTTTGCTTCGTTAAAATTATTGCCTAGCTCTCTACGAGATACAATACCAGTGTCAATAAGTTGACGAGGGGGATTGAACCTGAATGTTCGCACCCCCTTCGGTGTGTACCTCTGTTGTACGTAACGAGGTAACTTCATTAGGCAGCAACCAGTTCTTTGAACTGCTTAGAAGATACCCACTTGGTAACTTCCTGCTCACGTCCCCACATGCTGATAGCATTGGTATCATTGCCTGTGTTACGTAGCTTGAAACCATTTCTCTCATCTGCATATGATGCATAGTTAGTGAACGCAGAATACAAAGCAAAGGCATTGTGTCCTCTTGTCTGTACCTCTTGTGCATACAAGCCAAGCATCTTGTCACCTTTCTTCTCAGATCCCATGAGAGAGTGAAGCATATCTCTCACTGAGTTATACTCAAGAGGTGTCCTTGCCCATTCCTGTAGCTTTTCAGCCTGTGAATAGAAGTCACTGTTAGCATCCTCTAACTCCTTGATGAAGGTAGACATGCTAAAGTTAGTGGTGTTCTTTCTTCGCACCTTGTCATGCTCACCTCTGATCATACCATTTGTGCAGAAGAAATCTATTGCACCAAAGAATACTTGGTTAGAACACAGACCATCAACACCATGCAGAGCTATCACTCTTTGTGATATTTCTGT